TGTTTACACCAATTTCTAGCATAAGTTAACGCTTCATCAATAGTTCTTTCGTACACTGTAGTTCTACTACCATAGTGGTCTTCCAACTCTACCTTGAAGAAACTCATATTGCTTTCTTCTATTGTTATATAGTATTTACTTTCTTTTTTCATATTACTTACTTTTATTTATTCTTTCTCTTATCATACCACTCATGAATCCAAAAGTGTATGCTATTAATATTGCTGTTATTTCTATCATATTTTAATAATTAGTTGTACCATTTCTAGCAATTAATTCTTCTAACCACTTGTCAAATTCGTCTAAATTATGCATAGTTCACTGATTTAAATATCCACTCATAGCACTCTTTTCTACTCTTATGACAAAACACTATATTCTTACCATAAGTAGTTTCTACTATCCACATTTTTCCGTTCTTTAAAAATCTCACTCTCATATTTATTATTTTTTATGTATATATATTATCTTACTATTGTTGTTTTTATTTTGTAAAAAACTCACTATTACCTTTAACGAAACTTTCTAATATTAGTTCTAATTTATTGTAATCACTGTAGTCTAAATCACCACTTGTTAAGTTAAAATCTTCTGTGATTGCACTCCAATTAATGTATTCAATTAATGGTTTATAGTTATCTTTTCTAAAACGCTTTGCGTTAGTTATATGTTGTTTTACTTTTTTATTCATAATTTATATTTTAGTTGTAGCGTGAGAATCGAACTCACAAGAACCATTACTACATTGTCATTCGTATTTTTTAAAGACGCTAAATGTTACTCAACTACGTCTATGATTATGCAAACTACTATTGCGAAAAGTATGTAGTAAAACATTATAGAATTTCTACATTTCTACACACTAATGGAATGTTATTAGTCGCTGTGTATGATTTATACTTATTCCAACATGGTAAAGTTTCTAATTTACTTTTCATAATTTCATACACTTTGTCGTGATTATACTTTATATTATCACCTTTTTTATTTGTGAATGAAAATACTACATTTTTACCAATTAATGACTTTCTTACTACAAATCTTTTAGTTTTAAGTTCTTCAACTTTGTTTAATTTACTCATATTTATTTATTTAATTAATTTATACTTATATTATCTTTTGTATGTTGTTTTTACTTTGTAAAAGTATATATTTTGTTTACTTACTTATTTGATACTACTCCCACTGCCCGCACTCTCACTGTGCGCAATAACATTTCGTTGTTATTTACATTTATATTATCTTTAATGTAATGTATTTATTCTGTGAATGTTATTATATTATTGTTTGCATTTGAATGTGTATTCGTTTGTTAGTATTTACATATATATTATCGAAACGTGTATGTATTTATTCTGTAAATAATGAATAATAGTTATAAAAAAAAAGTAAAATGTAAAAAATTTGAAAATAAATTTAAAAAAGAAGGGGCCCCCGCCTATTTACAAATCGTTTTCGTAACGTGTTGATAACCAGGAGGATAGGGGTTACACTGTACTCCTATATTTGCAATATGTTTTTTTTGTGACATAAGCCTATTAATAGGAAGATAGTAACAGGCAATTGTCACACTTTTCTGCAACTTGAAATATAAGTGATAATAAGCCGTTATCTCACTCTTAAATATTTGCTTTACCGTGTAATAATATACTTATGGCACAGAAACTATCACCTACTGCAAAACGAGCAAAAGCTATTCGCGATAAGAAAGCCGCGATGACGGATCGTAGACGTAAGATGAAAGCAGAGAACCAGCGTAAGAGACGAGCTGCTATTAAAGCTGGTAAGAATATCAAGGGTAAAGACTACGACCATAAAGATAAAAAATTTAAATCAGTTAAAGCTAATAGAGGTAACGATGGGAAAGGAACTAAGAAAGAAGGCTTTAGCACTAAGATTATGAAAAAGACCTCCAAATACAGAACTACTAGTAAAAGGAGATCAAAGAAATAGGGAGAGACCCTATACCTAAGTATAACCAATAAAAATAAAACCAATGACATACTTATACTACAAGACCAGCACTCATACTGTTGGCAACCAAAAACCGAGTAAAGAAACTATTAACCAGTGGGAACACCTTGCTAATAAAAGCAATTGGAGAATAACTCAACTGGCTAATGGATTTTACCAAACTGAATGTCTACGAAATGACACTGAAAACGAGTGGGTAGATGTGACTAGAAGAGAAACCATAGAAGGTGCAGAAGCAGCAATTGACGGAAGCATCGACCATTTCTCTAAAAAGTTAGAGGCTGCGAAAGGTCCAAAGGTTGTAAAAACCTTTAAGTAATCTAATTGACAAATCAAATTAAATTTAATATAATATGCAATATAATCATCCAAGCGATCTTATCAAAGATTTAAACTTTGGTCAAGACGCTAAAAATAAAGTAATAGCTGGTGTTGAGAAGTTAGCAAGAGCCGTTAAGTCCACATTAGGTGCTTCGGGTAAATGCGTAGTTTACGAAGACGGACTCGGCAAACCGGTCATAACAAAAGATGGTGTAACCGTAGCCCAAAGCGTAGTCTTATATGATCCGGTTGAGAACATCGGAGCTACTTTAATAAAGGAAGCAGCACAAAACACAGTGAAAGAAGCAGGTGACGGTACCACAACGGCTACTGTCCTTGCTGAATCACTAATAAAAAAAATAAACGAAGACCAATATAAGGACACTTCTATTAGAAAAATCAAAGAAGGACTTAATTCTGGTCTTGAAAAAGTAAATAATTACTTAAACAAGATTAAGATAGACGTAAAAGATGATCTTTTACATGCAGTTAGCACAATATCATGTAATAATGACGGAGAACTTGGCAAAATTATAGCTGAAGCTTACACGAAAGTTGGTAAAAATGGCGTTGTTTTCATGGAAGAGAGCGAAACTAACGAAACTTACGTAGATGTTGTTGAAGGAGTGCAAATAGACAGCGGTTTAACGTCTCCACACTTCATAACAAACAAAGACAAGCATAAATGTGAGCTAGACAATCCGTATGTATTAATAGTTTTTAGTGAAATACCTAATATAAGACGTATACAGGGAATTTTAGAGCATGTTATAAAGAAAAACAGATCCTTATTAATAGTAGCACCAGTTGCACAGCAAGTAAAAGCCGCACTTTTAACCAATAAAGTGAAAGGTAATATAAAAGTTAACATTATTGACTTACCAGGCTTTGGTCCTACTAAAAGAGATACGTGTGAGGATTTAGCAATACTAACGGGTGCTTCTGTTATTGATGAAGAGCTAGGTGATGACTTAGATCTTATAAAACCAGCACACTTAGGTGAAGCTGCTTTATCTGTTACAGAAGAAAAAACAACAGTAATAACAACAATAGATGATGTTCAACAGGCTTTACCGAAAAGAATCGAACAAGTTAGAAAGCTCATATCTAACGAAAAAAATGGTTTCGCTAAAAAGAAGCTGGAACAAAGATTGTCTATGTTATCTGGTAGTGTTGGAGTCATCAAAGTGGGTGCTGATTCTAAAGTCGAACTAAAAGAAAAGAAAGATAGAGTAGAAGATGCTATTTATGCTACTAAAGCCGCGTTAAAAGAAGGTATTGTACCTGGTGGTGGAGTTGCTCTACTCAATGCTTCACAAAAAATCACCGCTGACGCGGTAGGTGAAGAGATACTATTAAAATCTATAAAATCACCTTATAACACGATACTAGATAATGCTGGTATAGAATACAAAGACCTGCCTTTAGAAAAAGGGTACGGTATAGACGTTATAAGTGGTAATGGTGTTGATATGGTAGAAAGAGGTATTATAGATCCGGTTTTGGTTACAAAATCGGCGCTCAAAAACGCAGTGAGCGTAGTGTCAACGATTGTGTCTGCAGATTGTGTAATTTCAAACATGAGAACAGATGAAAGCAATTAACCATTACGTTATAGTTGACAAAGTAAAAGAAGAAATAAAAACAGAGTCCGGTTTATTATTAACTGAAAATACAGATACTGATAATAGGTACTTAAGGGCTAAAGTCATATCAGTAGGAAATCTTGCTGAAGGTTTAAGCGAGGGCGATATTGTAAGATATGATAAACATGCTGGCTTTGGTATAGACTATAAAAATAAAATATACTACGTAATAACTATAAGAGACGTAGTAGTAGTAGAATAACCATAAACCATAAACCTAAAATTAAAAAACAAAAACAAATTATTAATTAAAAAAAACAAAATTATGAATTCTAATAAATTTTTATTTTTCTGTTCTGGCGCTCCAGATAGTACGGCTAGCTCAGAAGAAGTGGCGATGTTTTGGGCTAGTGATATTTCACACTTTGAAATTGAAACCCCAACTTCGTTATTAATATTTCTAAAAAGAGGTAACGATCAAGAAGAAGCTAGTAGCACCTACAGTAGAAGTAATATATCGGTAAGACTTACTATTCTTACTGGTAGTCACAAAAGAGTGATGAAAGCTATCGCTGAAGCGTGTACCAACTTGATGAGTTCATTTGTGGTTGTTGCTGATTCACAAAACTCTGTATTTATAAGCCCTGATATAACTGCTTGTGCTGGTATTACAATTCCTGATGCTACTGGACTTAATTACTCTCCAAATTTCCAAAACGTTGTAGTAGGTGCTTACTCTACTAATAATATAGCTTTAACAGACAGGGAATCAGGTAGTTTAGTTACTTTGCCTGTCACAACGGGTAATTCAACTATAACTCTACCAGCTTCTCCTAGTGTAGGAGCAAATTATGAGTTTGTAGCTGAAGTTGATAACGATGCTCACACTGTAACTATTGCTGGTGCATTTGAAGGAACATTAGACATCGCCGCTACTGGAGTAAAAATAGATGGTAGCACTAGTATTGTGATAGGAGCTTCTAAACAAAAAATTGGTGATAACTTCAAAGTTGTTTGGACTGGTACAAACTGGTTTATAACAGGAACGTTTATTGAAGCTAGTGCTGTTACTCATTCTTAACAGTAAACATTGAGATTAACCGCGCAGGATTTGCGTGAATTAAATATCCTTAAGTATTACAGGCTCACAAGAAAGTGGGCTTGTAAGACTTACGGGATTTTAGATGCAGATTTAGAATTATTAATTTATTTAGATTGTAAAGGAAGATTTACACGAAACGATTTTATCAATGGAACTTATACATACTCGTGGGATAAAGCAAGATGGGAGAGATTAAAACGTCAAGGCTGGATAGAAACTTGGAGACATCGTAATAGAACCACTATTAAATACTCTATATTTAAAACAACGTTTAAATGCTCTCAATTGATAAGTAGAATTTACAGAATACTTCTTGGTGAAGAAGATTTGCCTACATCAGAAAGAAGTAAATTTTTTAACAACAAGTCATACACAGACAAGGTTTATAACAAAGCTATAGATGATATGATAAAAGATAAAAACAGATAACATGGCAGTAAAAAAGAAAAAAAAAGGAATGTGCAAGTGTGGTAGACCGTATAGTATGTGTAAATGTAAAAGAAAAAGTTATGGGAAAAAGAGCTAAAAAAAAGAAAAAGACTAAAGGATACTAACATGTGGAGTTTATTTAAAGATAAAAACGAAATTAACGAAAAAAATATAGTTGGATTTGCCTCTTTTGTAGTAATGTGTTTATTTGCAGTAGCAGATCTTGTAACTAGTTTTATATTTATAGACGGTAAGTTAGTAATAAACGAAGTAATATATAATTCATTCGTATGGGTGACATTAGGGTGTTTTGGTATTAGCTCGTTTGAAAAAGTAAAAACAAAATAAAATGGCAACAAAAAGAGTAAAAGCACCAACAGGATTTCATTGGATGAAGTCTGGTACAAAAGTGAAGTTAATGAAACACACTGGTAAATTTAAACCTCACACAGGTGCAAGCTTA